CTGCCCTGAAGGACCATCCAGAAGCCTTCAGCCTGAAGTCACCATCAGCCATTGCCGACCTGAAGATTGAGGTGTCCGAAGACCTGATTGGCGTGAAGCAGGCAGCGGCATCACTGGCGAAAGAGAAGGCCCAAAAGGCCCAAGACTAGAATCCTCATTCCCCAAAAGAAAACCCCGGCATGACGCGAATCATGCCGGGGGAATTTGCAAAGAAATCAAGGAGAAGTTTGCGATGAGTATTTTACCGGATCAACACGCATCCACGTTTGAGCAGTCCCAGGCCATTGCCCTCAAGCTAGGCAACGCCTACCAAGCCGCTAGCTTCTGCACCTTCAGCCTCGACGGCTCCAAGAAACTCCCCTACAAGCGTGACGGCTCCATGGGCGTGGCCCGAGACACCCCAGCCGACAACCTGTTCACCACCGAGGACATTTGGGCCATGGAGGCCATGCCCTCCGGCCAATACTTTGGCCTAGTCCTACAAAAGGCGGCAGCCATCCCCGGTAAGGGCCACTTGGTGGTGCTGGACGTTGACCTCAAGCACAGCCAGACCACCACCAACATGGCGATTCAGAAGATGGCCCGGTGGGTCAAGGCCAACAAAGCCCTGACTGAAATCAGCGTCTCAGGCAAGGGCCGCCACATATTCCTGATCGCCAAAACGGCCGAGAACATCCTCCCCAAGTACAAGCTGGCAGCAGGCCAAGAGATCGAGGTCTTTGGCCTCGACAACAGCGCAGGCAAGTCAGTGCTACTCAGTGGCTCTCAACTCACTGGCGACATCATCGAGGTGGATGACCTGCACGCCCTGCTGACCGAGTGGGGCATCATTGAGCAGCACCAACTGAACCAGCCCAAGACAGCGCCACAAGCCCCCATCGACTTCAGCCCCATCCTCCAGCCCCAAGACGATTACGCCCGTGCGGCCAATGCCCTCCAGTTCATCAGCCCTGACATTGAGTACGACCAATGGATTGAACTGGGCCAAGCCCTCCACACGGCCTTTGGCGGCCAAGGCAAGGACTTGTGGCAGCAGTGGTCATCATCTGGCTCCAAGTACCAAGGCGACAAGGACATCGACACCCACTGGAAGTCCTTTCACCAAGGCAAAGGCGTGACCCTTGGCACGCTGTTTCACACGGCCAAGCAAAACGGCTGGGAGTCACCCACCAAAGCCACTGAGCGCAAATCAGCCGTGGAAGACTTCCAAAACATATTGAATCCAGTACCTGTTGCGACAGGCTCACCGGATGAGCCACTGCCATTGAACGCACTGCAAGGCTGGCCGGAACTCCAGTTGGACATCTCCAGCCTCAAGCCGATTGAATACTTGATCCAAGGCTTTTGGGCGCATTCCTTCTTTGTCTTGGCAGGGCAGCCAGGAGTTGGCAAGACCACGGCCATGATCGCCGCCTGCATGGTTATGGCCGGGTTCCAGATTGGTGATGCACCACTGACCGCCAAGACCCGCCGCAAGACCATATTCGTCACAGAAGACTCAGACCAGATCACCCGCACCCTGTTTGCCTATTCCAAGCACTTCCACATCGACCCCATGGAACTGCTGAACTGGTTTGTAGTGATTGATGCCAAGCGCTCGGATGTCAAGGATCTGCTCACGCTGGCCCATAACGTCATGCGCCACACGGTTGATGGCATCCGGCCACATTTGGTCCTAGACACGGCCAACAGCACCATGGCGATTGACAACGAGAACGACAATTCCGAGGTCGGCAGCTACCTCGCAGCCCTAAAGCAGACCATTTATGTCCAACTGCACACGCCCATCTCCATCCTGACCCACACCAACAAGACTATTTCCCGCCAGGACTCAGATGCCATGGCCCGTGGAGCCAGTGCCTTCACAGGTGATGCAACGCTCACTGGCATCCTGTTTATGGACGAGGACAACACCCGTTACCTGAAGCTGACCAAAACCCGCTACGAGCCAGATTTCAGGGAAATCAGGTTCGACAGTCAGCTATTTCCCGAAATCGTGATCGACCAGAACGGCGAGCCACAGACCATGTTGTGCCGCATCGCCATCCCGATGGCCTCCAGTGAGACTGACCGTAAACAACTCAACGCCTCTAAGCAAGAAGACAAGCGCCAGCAGCAGATCACTGATGCCGCCGATGCCGCCTGCAACTTTATCCAGACCCTGATCAATCAGCACCACAACGTCATCATGCGCAAAGGGCCAGGTCGCCCAAACGTGCCAAAAGAACTGTCAGATGCCTATCAATTGGAGTGGCAAGAGGTTTACCAGGCGGTGCCAAGTGCCGACCAGTCATATGCCAGAAAGGCTGTTGGGGCTGCCATATTCCAGCGGTTTGGCATTGCTCCAAGTGCCAGTGGTTGGGTCAGATTGGTCTAATCCGGTAATCCGGTAGTAATCCGGTAGTAATGCGGTATACCGGATTAGACAATGGCTGGGTCTGGGGATTAAGTGGGGGCTATTTGCCCCACTTATCCACAGGCCAGTCTCGGACAAATGCATGGTTTTGGGGCTAATCCGGTAAGGCGGTAAATTCCTTTGGGGTCTACCGGATTAGGAATACTCATAAGGTATACAGATTTTTGAGGGGTAAATTGATGATGATTTCAGAGTTATCCACAGGTTATCCACAGGCTGCAAACTGGGTCGAGGATGACCGCGTTTTGTGCCAAAACTGCGCTAATGCGGTAGAAGTCGATTGCAGGCAGTCAATGCCAGCAGAGCAGATGGAAAAGCACCGCAAAGTCAATGCGAGGCCGTTGCAATGGATGTTCGACAGCGCCAAGGTCAGGAACGGCTGGGCGACAGTCAAATGGAAGGAATGGCAGTGCCAAGCAACTGGCATGGCCGCCATGCCCATGGATCTCAAGCACCGCTGCCATTTGTATTGCAAGGCAACAGCCAAGCCATCATCGGTAGAATCCGACTCATGGTGGCAAGACTGAGAAAAAGCATCGAACACACTGAGCAGGTCAAACTGGTGCAGCGGGTCCGAGCGTTTTATCCAGATGCCATCATTGCGGCAATACCGAATGGAGGCGATAGAACGGCTTCAGAGCGCGTTAGGCTGCATGGTGAGGGGGTACTGGCTGGAATGCCTGATCTGTGCATCCTAGAGGCTTGTGGAGGGTTTCACGGGCTGTTTGTGGAGATGAAGACGGCCACAGGGCAGCAGAGCAAAGAGCAGAAGGCTTTGCAGTTGCAATTAAACAACAGGGGATACCTCTGCACGGTCGCCAGATCGGCAGCAGAAGGGTTTGAAATGATTAAGGAGTATCTGAATGGCAAGCGCAAACACACTGTCTGAAGTGGCTGACAACATTGCCGCCAGGCAGATGAATCAACGCGAGATGGCAACCGTTGATCGCCAAGAGATGAGCGCCATCAATAAAAAGATCCACGCCTTTGGCGGTGAAGCTATGCTCTTTGACCATATTGCACAAGGTAAGACCGTGGATTCGATGATTAAGGCGCTCGGGGTGAGCATTGGCGGCTTTTACAAATGGGTTGATAGGGATGCAAAGCGGGGAGAGCTTCTCGCTCGCGCACGCACGCGAGGTGGGCAGAGTTTAGCCGAGCAGACGCTGGAGATCGCCGACAGCGCGACCCCGCAAGAGGCGCAGGTCGCCAAGCTGCGCGTCGATACGAGGCGCTGGCTGGCCTCCAAGATGAACGATGACTACGGCGACAAGCAGCAGCCGCTGGTCAACATCGACTTGGGCAGCATGGCGCTCGATGCACTGCGCAAACGCAGCATTACGCATACCGAAGACTGACGTCACTTCATACAACGTCCATTATGTTAAGTCGATGCTGAGATATCCACAGATTTATGGATACGTTTGGTATAGGTTTGTAGTTATCCACAGAAATCTGTGGATAACTGTGGACAAAACCCTGTGGACAGGTCGGCCAGCGCCAGCCGACTGGCCGCCGCGACCCCCCCATCGGGCGGCGCGGCGGGGGCGCGGCTGTGGCGGTGCCTGACCTCTATCTACATACCCTGCTCAAAAAAAATTTTTTAAAGTAATGTCGTAAATAGGCAACATCCACTCACAATAGTTGCGCTAAACTGCAATTCCTATCAACCAGGAGTTAAACGATGAACACGACATATCTGATCAAGGTGAGGGCCATGTACCCGAATAGTCGGCACAACCAGAGGCAGTGGGTTAAGAGCATTCGCCATTTGGGCAGCCGCTGGCTGGTGGCGCAGCCGCAGCCGCATGACAAGCTGCGTGAGCAGGCAGCGGGGCGGTGTGTATGAACTGCTGCGACGACTATGGCAACTGCCGACAGGGCCGGGACTGCCCGATCCGCAAGGAGATGGAGGCCGAGCCAACCCCTGCTGACGGGCAGTTGATTTGGATACTGTGGGCCTTCATCGTGCTGATGCTGGGGCTGTTGACACTGAGGAGTTGTTTATGACCAAAGACAAAGCATTGGACTTGGCGCTGGAGGCGTTGGAGAAAATTTTCAGAACCTACTATCACATTGAAACACCACCGATTGAAAGTCTTGAGGAGAAGATGCGGCGCATTGCTGACAAAGCCATCACCGCCATCAAGCAAGCCGTTGCCCTCGACAAGAAGGCAAAGGAACACATGATCTACAGAACCTTTGAACAGTGGAAAAGTGGCAATGTGCTGGAGCATGGCATTCCACGCACCGAGTATTACAGCGAAGACCAACTCGATCTGGTTGAGATGGGTTGGAACTATGGCTACGATGCTGGCCGCGCAGTGGAGCAAGCCCTCGACAAGATGGCAGAGAACGCCAGAGAGTTGGGGTTGGACTATGAGCCCGCTGATAGCACTCAGGTGTCAAAGGTCTGGTGGGATGGCGAGAAGCTGATGGCTAAACCGATCCCGCGTGAGGACTTTTACCAGCCAGCCGTGCCTGATGCCTTTGGAACCCGTGAAGGTGAGCATCCCCAGTACATCGAAGGCTGGAACGATTGCAGGGCAGAGATGCTGAAAGGAATGAAACCATGAACGAAGCAGCAAAAATATGGATGGCTACAAGGCGGTCAGCCTTTGACTCTAAACATTCTGTTTACGGCAGAAGCACGTCCGTTGAGATCGGAACGTACAAGTGTGAAATCTGCGAAACAACAACGACCATCATGTCGATTGATGGGTCAGGCGGTGAGTACGGTTCGTTTGACTGCTGCAAACCTTGTTTTGACAAACTGTGGGAGAAGCCATGACCCCAGTCAGACAGCAAAAGGTGCGCAAGCTGCTGCGAGAGCATCCTGGTGGTATGACCCCGATGGAAATTTCAGGGATTACGGGGATGCACGTTGCCAATGTCAGAACGGCACTGAGGGCCATGCCGGATGTGTATGTGGACCGCTGGAGGATGGGCAAGCGTGGGCAGTATGAGAAGGTGTGGATTGCTGTCCATGTGCCCGAGGACTGTCCGCATCCCAAAGACCGCCTCAAATGGGGTGCGCACTACACAAAGCCAAAGACCCAGTGGGTCATTACTGAAGGAGCAAGAGCATGAGTCAGGAAAAATTTAGGCCGCAGGGTATGAGCATTGAGATGCTGGACGCTGGTGCGAACGGCCTCACCGCGGATGACATCCAAGTCAGCGGCAGTCATTACAAGGACATGCCGATGCAGCCGTGGCATGTGATGGAGGCGGTGCTGACCGCCGAGGAGTTCAAGGGGTTCCTCAAGGGCAACATCATCAAGTACAGCATGAGGGCTGGCCGCAAAGATGGGACGGATGACGCTGGCAAGGCCAGGCACTACGCCCAGAAGCTGCAAGAGGTGCAGGGCAAGGCATAATTGCCAACTATGGCAAATGACAACGTATTCAAGCAGTGGGTGGACAGGTATCACCCTGACCCGGTGCTGTTTGTGCAGGAGGTGCTGGGGGTTGACCCTGACCCCTGGCAGATTGAGTTCTTGAAGGCAATTGCCCGAGGTGATCGCAAGATCTCGGTGAGGTCCGGCCACGGGGTGGGCAAGAGTACGGCATCCTCATGGGCCATGCTGTGGTACTTCATGACCCGCAGCCCGGTGAAGGTGGTGGTGACTGCGCCGACATCCAGTCAGCTTTACGACGCGATGTTTGCGGAATTGAAGCGCTGGATCAACGCGATGCCGCTGCCGCTCCAAGGGCTGCTCACGGTCAAGCAGGAGCGGATTGAGTTCAACGCTGCGCCCACTGAGATGTTTATCTCGGCGCGGACATCACGGGCAGAGCAACCAGAAGCCTTGCAGGGGATTCACTCCGAGAATGTGATGCTGGTGGCCGACGAGGCCAGCGGTGTGCCAGAGCAGGTGTTTGAGGCGGCGGCAGGGTCCATGTCCGGCCACAACGCTGTCACGCTGCTGCTGGGCAACCCGGTGAGAAGCAGCGGGTTTTTCTACGACACGCACACGCGCCTGGCCGACGAGTGGACCACGTTTCAGGTGTCGTGCCTGGACTCGCCACGGGTGAGCGACGAGTACGTCAAAGAGATGCAGATGCGCTACGGCGAGGAGAGCAACGTCTACCGCATCCGAGTGGTGGGCGAGTTCCCCAAGGGCGATGACGACACGGTGATTGCAATGGACTTGCTGGAGCAGGCGGTCACCCGCGATGTGGCCCCCAGCCAACACGCACCCGTGGTGTGGGGCTTGGATGTGGCGCGGTTCGGCAGTGACCGCAGCGCGCTGTGCAAGCGCCAGGGCAATGCAATGACCGAGGCGGTGCGGACTTGGAAGAATCTGGACCTGATGCAACTGACGGGTGCGGTGGTGGCCGAGTACAACGCGCTGCCGCCCAGCCAGCAACCCAGAGAGATTCTGGTGGACAGCATCGGCCTTGGGGCTGGGGTGGTGGACCGCCTCAGAGAATTGAACCTGCCAGCCCGAGGCATCAACGTGGCCGAAAGCCCTGCGCTGGGCGGGACGTACAGGAATTTGAAGGCTGAACTGTGGTACAGGGCCAGAGCGTGGCTGGAGGCGCGGGACTGCAAGATGGCAAAGGACGAGGTGCTGATTGCTGAACTGGCGACGGTGCGCTACAGTTTTACGAGCAACGGCAAGATTCAGATTGAGGGCAAGGACGAGATCCGGCGGCGGGGACTGCCTAGTCCCGACAAGGCCGATGCGTTTGTGCTGACCTTTGCAAGTGACGCGATTGCGGGGATGTACGGCTCGGCGGGGAGCAACAAGTGGAGCCAGCCGCTGCGCCGAAACCTGTCGCGGGTTGCATAATCTGGGCTAACCAACTGGAGGTTCTATGCCGATGAACAAAGCCGCCAAGAAAATTGGCAAGGTCATGTCAGAGTACAAGGCTGGCAAGCTGCACAGCGGCGGCACTGGCAAGGTGGTGAAAAACCCCAAGCAGGCGGTCGCCATTGCCATGAGTGAAGCCAAGATGCCCATGCGCGGCCAGCGCACAGCAACAAACAGGAGCAAGAAGTAATGGCAACGCTAAAGCGCACCATGGAGCAGGCCATGGACATGGAAGAAGGCGACGACATGGAGGAGGGCAGCAACTGCCCGATGCCAACACAAGACATCACGCTGAACCTGAAGAACAGGGCCAAGGCGATTACCAGCGCGGCCTATGGGCCGCAAAACCCCAAGCTGCCCAACCGTGCGTTTTGGGCAAAGAAGGCTGACGCATGGGATGTGTCAGAGAAGGAAGCCAAGACGAGCCTGTGCGGGAACTGCGCGGCCTTCAATGTGTCCGATGACATCAAAGAGTGCATTGCCGAGGGCATTGGCATGGAGGCTGACCCATGGGGCACGATTGAGTTGGCTGATCTTGGATATTGCGAGATTTTCGATTTCAAATGTTCCGCATCTAGAACTTGTTCGGCATGGGTAGTGGGTGGTCCCAACACTGGTGAGCAAGAGGGTGAGGACATGGAAGGCGAGTACGAGGAGGGCGAATCATGAAAGGTCTTTATGCGAACATTGCTGCAAAACGTGCTCGAATTGAGGGAGGCTCTAAAGAGAAAATGCGACAGCCTGGAAGCAAGGGTGCGCCAACGGCTGCTGCTTTTAAGGCAGCGGCTAAAACGGCCAAGCCAGTAAAGGCCAAGAAATGAAGACGCCAGCCTGGCAGCGCAAGGAGGGCAAAAGCCCAAGCGGTGGCTTGAATGCCAAGGGCCGGGCCAGCGCCAAGGCCGAGGGCATGGACCTCAAGGCGCCAGTGAAGTCTGGCGACAACCCACGGCGTGCCAGCTTCTTGGCACGCATGGGCAATATGCCTGGGCCTGAGATGAAGGGTGGTGAGCCAACACGGCTGCTGCTGTCCCTGAAGGCTTGGGGCGCATCCAGCAAGGCTGACGCCAAAGCCAAGTCGGCTGCGATTTCTGCGAGAAACAAGGCGAAGAAATGATCCCCATTTGTATTGCGACTGTCCATGGCAAGGGCTTGGCGGTGCTGCTGGAGTCCATCAAACAGTACGCACCCGAATGCCCGGTCTATCTGCGCGGCCCTGAGTCGGTCATTGGAAACTCCATCGCCGACCTCAAGATTTACGGCCAGCCGAGCAACTTTGGCGATGATTACAACCATGTGATCGGTGAGGCGCTCAAGGACTGGAACGATTGCATAGTGGCAAACGATGACATCGTGCTGACCCCTGACAGCGTGAAGACGCTGATGGAGGATGTGCAGATCGTCAAGAGTATGCACAGCGCCAAGGCTGGGTGGATTGCCTCGCGCAGTGATGCCGCGCGGCCATGCCAAAACGTGCGGATCTGTGAGCCGGGTGAGAGGCTGCACTTTTACAAGTTCTCTTCCGAGAACTTCATCCGCATGGTCGAGGAGGTCAGCCCCATTTTTGCGTACATCACCAAAGAGGCATTTGGCGAGGGGTTCCCCCCACTGAATTGGTACTCGGACGATGTGCACTGCCGGGATCTGATCGAGCGCGGGTTCAGCCACTTTGTCAGCGCGTCCTATGTCCACCACATTGGCAGCCACACAATTGGCTTTAATGCAAAGAAACTGCACGACGAGGCGCTGCCTTGGTTGCTAGAGCACAGGCCGGAGTATGCAAAAGCCTGGTTTGACGCTTAATTTAGGCTCGGGCAAGGACTGGCGCGAGGACTGCCTAAATGCCGACATCCAGTCCAGCAAGAAGCCAGACTGGGTTTTGGACATCACCACCATCCCGTGGGGTGAGACAATTGCCACAAGGCTGGGCGCGTTGGAGATTCAGCGCGGGATGTTTGATGTCATTCTTGCCAACGATGTGCTGGAACACATCCCCGACTTGGTGGCGGCCATGACCAACTGCAAAGAACTGCTGCGAGTCGGCGGGGAGATGCGGATTCATGTGCCCTATGACTTGAGCCTTGGTGCGTGGCAAGACCCGACCCATGTTCGGGCCTTCAACGAGAACTCTTGGCGCTATTACACCGACTGGCACTGGTATCTGAACTGGCCGGATCGGTTTGAGTTAACCATGCTGGAGATGCGTCTTTCAGCGGTCGGTCAGGCACTAAAATTGCCAGAAGCCGAAATCCTCCGCACGCCACGGGCTGTGGATTCAATGTATGTGGTTCTCACAAAGGTTGCACCATGAACGAGCAAGACATCACCAACACGATCAACACCGACATCACGGCGGCCCAGCCCATGGATGATGCCGAGTTGCAGTCCATCATCACGCAAGACCTGGTGGATGCGGTCAGCTACATCGACAGCGACATCTCGCCCACACGGGCCAAGGGCACCGAGTATTACCGTGGCGACCTGTTCGGCAACGAGGTCGAGGGCAACAGCAAAGTGGTGGCGATGGAGGTGCGCGACACGGTGAGCGCCATGCTGCCCAGCCTGATGCGCGTTTTCTTCAGCACCGAGAACGTGGTGGAGTTTGTGCCCCGAGGCCCAGAGGATGTGGCGAACGCCCAGCAGGCGACCGATTACGTCAACTACATATTCCAAAACGACAACAACGGGTTTCTGACCAGTTACGCAATCTTCAAGGATTCGCTGGTGCGCAAGTGCGGCATTGCGAAATTCTGGTGGGAGGATGAGGAGAAGGTCCACATTGACGAGTACACGGGGCTAGACGAGCAGACGCTGCAAATGCTGATGCAAGAGCCGGAGTCCGAGGTCAAGATCGTGGTGTCCTACCCTGACCCCGATGTGGATGAAATGCAACTGACCACGGTGGACCCGATGACGGGCCAGCCCATGGTAATGCCTGCGCCGATGCTGCACGATGTGCAGATCAAGCGCATCACCAAGGATGGCCGCATCCGCATCATGGCCGTGCCTCCCGAGGAATTGCTGCTGGACCGCCGCGCCCGGTCCTTTGATGACTCGACCATCATTGCCCACCGCCAGATGGCGACCGTGGCCGACCTGATCGCCATGGGTTATGACCAAGAAGAGATTGAAGAGAACATCATGTCCAACGATTTGGACAGCAATGACGAGTATCTGGCTCGCCAGCCGCTGTCCACGACATTCGGCACCAATGACGCTGCCAACCCAATGATGCGCCGGGTGCTGTATGTGGAGGCGTATTCGCGTGTGGACTATGACGGCGACGGCATTGCCGAGTTGCGCAAGGTCTGCTGCATGGGCGGCGGCTACAAGGTGGTGCGCAACCTGCCAGCCTCTTACATCCCCTTTGCCGACTTCCCCTGCGACCCCGAGCCGCATACATCGCCATTGGAGGCGATGAGCATTTTTGACATCACCCGCGACCTGCAAGAGATCAAGTCGGAGATTCTGCGCAACACGCTCGACAGCTTGGCGCAGTCCATCCACCCGCGCACAGCCGTGGTGGAGGGCCAGGTCAACATCGACGATGTGCTGAACAACGAGACAGGCGCGATTATTCGGATGCGTGCCCCCGGCATGGTCCAGCCTCTGTCCACGCCATTTGTCGGCCAGGCTGCATTCCCGATGATGGAGTACATGGACCAAATCAAGGAAGACCGCACGGGCATGAGCAAGGCGGCCATGGGCCTGAATGCCGATGCCTTGCAGTCCAGCACCAAGGCTGCGGTGAATGCCACCATCAGCGCCAGCCAAGGCCGAATTGAGTTGACAGCACGCATCTTGGCCGAGGGCATGAAGAAGCTGTTCAAGGGCATCCTGTTCTTGGTGGTGACCCATCAGGACAAGGCACGCATGGTGCGGATGCGCAACGAGTGGGTGGCGATGGACCCGCGCCACTGGGAGTCCACCATGGATGCCAGCATCAACATCGGGCTGGGCAATGGCGACATGAACGAGCGCCGACAGGCTTTGATGATGATCTTGGCAAAGCAAGAGCAGATCTTGCAGCAGCTTGGCCCAACCAATCCGCTGGTGACTCCGCAGCAGTTCAGCAACACGCTGCGCAAGATCGTGGAGTTGTCTGGGTTCAAGGATGCGTCCAGCTACTTCCAAGACATCCCTGCCGACTATGTGCCGCCAGCGCCGCCCCAGCCCAAGCCCACGCCCGAGCAGGTGCTGGCGCAGGTGCAGGCCGAGAGCATCAAGGCCGACATCCAGAAAAAGGCTGCTGATCTGGAACTCCAGCGCCAGCAGATGATCATGGACGATGACCTCAAACGCGACCAAATGGCCCAAGACCTGTATCTCAAGAAGTACGAAATTGAGTTAAAGTACAACTCACAGATCAGTACAGCCGAAATTGATGCGGCCCAGAATATTGATCGTGAAGCGATACGCCAGCAGGCAGTGATTGCGCAGCAGCAAGCAGCGCAGTTGATGCAACCACCGCCGCAGGCTCCATCAACCTTTAACGGAATGGCACAGTGACCAACGACGACCAGATTAGAAAGGGCCGAAAGGCCCAGCAGATTCTTGAGGACGAAACCCTCAACACTGCAATTGCGAAACTTGAAGGGGATCAGCTTTGGGCGTTTCGGTCATCGAAGCCTGAAGAATCCGCAAAGCGCGAGACAGCTTGGTGCATGTTGCAGGCCATCGACGGCCTGCGGCAAGAGTTGATCAAGATCATGGACAACGGCAAGATTGCCCAAAAGTCCATGGACCGCACGCAAAAACTAATTTGAGGTAAATGATGTCAGAATCTCAAGCAATGAATGTGGCCGACGCGGCCACTGCTATCTCGGCAATGATGGCCCCTGAAGAAGGACAAGCAGAAGTTGACGAGGCGCAGCCAGTCGAGGAATCCGAGGAGGATACCGAGACAGCGGCTTCTGAGGAGGAATCCTCTGGTGTGGAAGACGCGCCAGATGAGGAAACCGCAGAGGAACAGTCCGAGGAAGACGAAGAATCCGAGGAGCAAGAACAGCCACAGACTTTCACCGTCAAATTAGATGGCAAGGAAGTTTCTGTAACGCTGGACGAACTCCAAAAGGGTTATTCGCGGACCCAGGACTACACCCGAAAAACGCAGCAGATTGCCGAGGTGCGAAAGCAAGTCGAGCAAGAAACGCAGGCAGTTCGGGCCGAGCGTCAACAGTACGCTCAATTGTTGGGTGCATTGCAAGCACAACTTCAAGCGACCGAGCCGCAAGTCGATCTGGACCGTCTTTATCATGAAGACCCAATCGAGTGGGTGCGGCAAAAAGAGGTCATGCGGGAGAGACAAGAGAAAGCCTATGCTATTCAGGCCGAGCAGCAGCGGTTATCTAACCTGTCCCAGTATGAACAGCAGCGTGCCATGGAGGAGACTCTTTCAAGCCAGAAAGATGCCCTGCTGGCAGCCTTGCCAACTTGGAAAGATCCCAAGACGGCAAGGGCCGAAAAGGCGCTGGTGGTTGAATCTGCGAAGGCCGCAGGTTTCTCTGAGGAAGACTTGAAGAGCGTTTACGACCACCGACTGGTTTTGCTGCTGCGCAAGGCGGGGCTGTACGACCAGATGGTGAGCAAACGCCAGGGCATCAAGCCCGTTGTGAACAATGGCCCACGACCTGCCAAGCCGGGTGCAGCAGGTCGGGTTTCGACAACAACTGAGAGTACGAGGGCAAAGCAGCGTCTTGCAAAAACTGGCCGCATCGACGATGCGGTTTCTGCAATTGAATTTTTACTTAAATGAGGTAAATCATGGCTATCGTAAGCAACACATTCTTGACCTATTCGGCCAAGGGCATCCGCGAAGACTTGAGCAATGTGATCACAAACATCGCTCCTGAAGAAACCCCTTACATGAGCAACATTGGCCGTGAAAACGTGTCCAACAGCTTGTATGAGTGGCAGACCGACACATTGGCCGCAGCCGCTGCCAATGCTCAACTGGAAGGTGATGACGTTGCATCTTTTGATGCTGTCACTGCCACCGTGCGTTTGCAAAACTACGCACAGATCAGCCGCAAGACCATCATCTTGTCGGCCACTGAAGAAGTGGTCAACAAGGCAGGTCGCCGCAGCGAACTGGCCTACCAGATCGCAAAGCGTGGCGCTGAGATGAAGCGTGACCAAGAGTTCAGCATGTTGAACGGCGCTATTGCTGTGGCGGGTGATTCCACCACTGCACGCGCCACTGCATCGCTGGGTGCCTTTGTCAAGACCAACACCGACAAGCAGACCAACGGTGTCGATCCATCGTACACAACGCTGCCAAACAGCGCCCGTACCGATGGCAACGTGCGTACCTTCACTGAAACCATCCTGAAGAACGTCATCCAAAAGGTGTGGACCGCTGGCGGCACTCCAAAGATCCTGATGTGCGGCCCTGTCAACAAGCAGCGCGTGTCCGGCTTTGCGGGTATTGCTTCTTCACGTTTCAACATCGATGGTGGCGCCAAGCCTGCCACTTTGGTCGGCGCTGTTGACATTTACGTTTCCGATTTCGGCAACGTGCAAGTCATCGCCAACCGTTTCCAGCGTGAGCGTGACGCATGGGTGATCGATCCTGACTACGCCAAGATGACCGTGCTGCGTCCTTACCAGCAAGTCGAACTGGCGAAAACAGGCGACGCTGAGAAGCGCATGTTGATCGTTGAATGGGGTCACAAAGTGACCGCTGAAAACGCCCACGGCTTGGCCGCAGACTTGGTTACTTCTTAAACCAAACGGGAAAGGGCCAAGGAAACTTGGCCCTTTTTTTATGATTGAAAAAAAACTGTTTGATGTAAACGCCCAGCAAGGCATCACCCGTCACTGGCACTACAACACCGACACCGATGAGGTGACGATCCAGACGCAACAGGACGTGACCGATGTCATCGAGGCCAACAAAGCCATTTACAATTCAGTTGACGAGAAAGCCAATTGGACAGGGGAATGGCACTTGGTCGCAAGCATTCCAGAAGCCTTGTATTACAAGATGAAGGCCGAGGGAAAAATTGATGACCAGGAGTACATGAAGAAATGGCTCAACTCGAGCGAAAACCAATTCTTCAGAACTCGACCAGGAAAAGTGTGATGGCAAGACCAAGAATACCCATTGATCAAAAAATTTCAGAAAAGGTTGTAAAAATACCTGAATCGGGATGCTGGTTATGGATTGGCTCCATAACAAATCACGGATATGGAACCATGACATTGGGTAGAAATAAAAACATCAGCGCACACAGAGCATCGTATGAATTAAGACATGGACCAATCCCAGATGGAATGTTGGCCTTACATCATTGCGACATCAAATGCTGCGTCAACCCCGACCACATTTTCTTAGGCAACCAACAAGACAACATGACCGATAAGGTCTGTAAAAACCGGCAGGCTAAAGGCAGTAAGCACGGCCAAGCCAAATTGACTGAGCAGCAAGCCAGAGAGGCCAAGTTTGGCACTGCACAGCCAACTGAATTAGCGCAGAAATTTAACTGTTCAGCCGCCATGATTCGCCAAATTCTCGGCGGACTTTATTGGAAACACTTGGAGAATAAATGAGGAATTACATCGCAGTCTGCACGCCAGCCCGTGACCAGGTACACACCAACTACACCTATTGCATGGTAAACATGGTGGCGTACCACACGCTCAACACCCAAGACGCTATCAGTCTGAAGTTGATGCAGGGCACGATCATTCAGAATCAGCGTGCGGATCTGTGCCTCGATGCCATGCGCGAGGGCTGCACGCATATCCTGTTCATCGACAGCGACATGACCTTCCCCCAGGACTTGGTGGGCCGCCTCTTGGCGCACGACAAAGAGATCGTGGCCGCCAACTGCGCACGGCGCAGAATGCCCACTGGCCCCACGGCGCAAGACTATGACGAGAACGGCAAGCGCATCCCTATTTACACCATGCCAGAGTCCACTGGACTGCAAGAGGTGGGAAGCATTGGGACAGGCATAATGCTGATCAAGCGTGAGGTGTTTGAGGGTATGTCCGAGCCATGGTTCGACATGCCGTGGCAGACCACCCGTGGGTACATGGGCGAGGATGTGTTCTTCTGCAAGAAGGCACAAGAACTCGGCTACAAGGTCTACATCGACCACGATGTGTCCAAAGAGATTGGGCACATTGGCACGTTTGAATTCCGGCACGACCACACCTGGATCGTGAAGGAGGAAATGGACAAAGAGGCGAACAATGGCACTTAGCACATACGCACAGTTACAGACATCCATCGGTGACTGGCTCAACAGGTCAGACCTGACGGCCACCATCCCCGACTTCATCTCTTTGGCCGAGGCGCAGATTGAGCGCACGCTGCGCACGCGCCAGATGATTGTTCGGGCCAATGCGTCTTTTGACTCCCAGTATGGCGCTGTGCCTGCTGACTTCTTGGAAACCAAGTCCTTGAAGTTGACCAGCACCAACCCACCAACGCCCTTGTCGTTTTTGAGCATTGACGCATTGGACGAGCAGTCCACGCGCTACACGGGAAGCGGCAAACCCAAGTTCTTTGGCGTGGTCGGTGGGCAGTTCCGCATTGTTCCAATCCCTGATGCCACCTATACCGCCGAGTTGACCTACTTTGCCAAATTGACAAAGTTGTCAAACGATGTGACCAGCAATTGGCTTTTGGCATCAAGTCCAGACGTTTATTTGTACGGATCGCTGTTGCAGGCTGCGCCATACCTGCAAGACGATGCGAGAATTCAGACATGGGCCACGCTGTACGAGCGTGCATTGAATGATCTGCGCACAGCCGATGATCGCGCGGCATCCTCGGGCGGTGCGCTGCTGACCCGAGCAAAAACTTTTGGATAAGGAACTGAGCCATGTCATCTTTCACCGACCACACCGAAAGCCTGGTGCTGACCTGGCTCTTGACCTCCGGCACCGCAACCCGCCCGACAGCTTGGTATGTGGGCCTGTTCACGGCTGCCCCATCCGACACGGGCGGCGGCACTGAGGTGTCTGGCAGCGGCTACGCCCGAGTGGCTACTGGCACCATGACCATCTCTGGCACATCACCCACCACGGCCACCAACGCTGCGGCGATTGAGTTCGCGGCTGCAAGCGGCGGCAACTGGGGGTCCATTGGCTGGGCGGCAATCTTTGATGCTGAAACCAGCGGCAACATGCTGGCTTGGGCTGCGCTGTCCACGGCACGCACCATCAACGATGGTGATGTGCTGCGCATCCCTGCTGGCGACCTTGATGTCACATTGACATGACATGGCTGCCTACGGTCTTGGTCCATACGGCCTGGGGAATTACAGTTACGGCGTAAGCCTCGCTGCCGCCACCATGGAGGCCACCAGCGCGGTGGCCGTGGACGCAAAACGCATCTGCATAGGTGCGTTTTCTGTTTCTGCTGCCAGCACGGTGTCGGTGTCCGCCAACCCGATCAAGGATGCGTCCTTTGCGGTGTCGGCCTCCGGCGGCGCATCGGCTGCGGCGCAAAGAATTGCAGTGGCATCGGCCACGGCCTCCAGCGCCTCTAGCGTGGCCGCAAATGCTGTGCGGTATGCCATAGGTGCGGCAACGGCTGCATCGGCCTCTGGCGCGTCTGTTGCGGCACTGCGCGTGGCGATTGCCAGTGCCACGGCTGTGGATGCCAGCGCGATGGCCGTGAATGCGGTGCGGGTGCCGCTGATCCAGATCCTGATTGAAGACTTTGGGCAGATGACGGTCAGCACCTCGGTGATCGTCAACCAATCAATGCTGATTGAGGCGGCATCGGGGATGACGGTCAATGGGGTGCGCAGGCAGTCCTTTGACGTGCTGTTTGAGGCCACATCACAGATGCTGGTCGATGCAAACCTGAAGTGGGTGGTGGATCCTGACACTGCTGAGAGTTGGTCGGCACTGCCTGACACGGAAGAGGTGTGGACCCCCTTGACCGATGAGAGTGAAACCTGGGCTGCAATTGAAGACACAAGCGAAACTTGGTCGGCAATTGCGGATAATACTGAGACTTGGCAAATTGCCGCATGAGGTGAAATATGGCTGACTCCACAACGACCAACTTATTGCTGACCAAACCAGAGGTGGGAGCCTCGACCGATTCCTGGGGGACCAAGATCAACACCGACTTGGACTCGGTGGATGCGGTCTTTGCGGCTGCTGGCAACGGCACCAGCGTGGGCTTGAATGTCGGCGCGGGTAAGACGCTGAACGTGGCTGGCACGGCCACCCTGCCTGCTGCCACCACGTTGGGCGGTGTGACGGCGGTGGGCACCACCACCACGCAGACCCTGACCAACAAGACGATCAACCTGACCAGCAACACGTTGGTGGCGACATCGGCTCAACTGGCCGCAGCGGTATCTGACGAAACAGGCACAGGCGCTTTGGTGTTCGCCACCAGCCCAACCTTGGTCACTCCGGCTTTGGGTACTCCAGCATCGGGTGTGGTGACCAACCTGACAGGCACAGCCTCGATCAACATCAACGGCACTGTGGGCGCTACAACAGCCACCACAGGCGCATTTACTGATGTGACCACTTCAGGCACTGTGACGCACAATGGCGGCACAGCCAACGGCGTGGCATTCCTGAATGCTTCCAAAGTCCTGACCACTGGGTCTGCGCTGACGTTTGATGGGAGTACTTTTGGAGTTACAGGGGCGGCAACTGTAACTGGCGACATATCAACAACAAGTACAGGACGTTTAAATCTGCGTGGTTCTGCGACCGGCGTTAACAACGATTTCCAATTAGACAACAGTGACACGCTTGTTAATTTTCGAGCCACCCGAAGCAATGCAATAACTAAAGGTTATGTTTGGTTTTTAGATAATTCCACAAACGAAGCCATGCGCCTGACCAGCGCAGGTCTGGGTATTGGGACGAGTTCGCCAGCGGCAGGTGCAAAACTTACTGTGAATGGCGGTGTTTTTGTAACATCCAACATCACTGCGGCAACAACAGCAGCATCTGCAATTGACTACTTGTCTGGTGCAATGCGGTTTATTGCATACGGCCCATCAACATCAAACTTTGGAAGCCAAGTATTTTCAAGGTCAGACGGGACTACCACCACCGAAAGTATGCGCCTCGACGCCTCCGGCAGCCTCGGCTTGGGGGTTACTCCGAGTGCTACAAGTAGTAGCTATAAAAATGTGCAAAACGGTCTTGCAACATTCATGGGGTCTTCTAGCGATCCTGCGGCATATTTGAATGCAAACGCTACATTCAATTCAGGTTGGAAATACATTGCAAACGGCACAGCGACCCGTTACGAGCAAGGCGCTTCTCACACTTGGTACACCGCCCCCTCCGGCACAGCAGGTGACGCTATTAGCTTTACTCAGGCCCTGACCCTGTCGGCTGTGGGCAACTTGTTGCTTGGCGGTACATCTGATCCAGCAAGCGCAGCAAAAGCCATTGTGATTTACAACGGCACAGCGCCAACAGGCAACATCGCTGGCGGCACTTTGTATGTTGAGGCTGGTGCTCTCAAATATCGTGGCTCATCTGGAACAGTGACAACACTGGCAAACGCATGACGACACAGCAACTTGTAGCCGAGTACTTTGAATACCGTGACGGCAAACTGTACTGGAAAAAGGTCGCACACCCTAACAAGCAATGTCTTGTTGGGCAAGAGGCTGGATCAATGCATCCAACTGGCTATCGATATGTCACATGGCTAAACAAATCACATAAAGTTCATCGTTTGATTTTTTTGCTTGAACATGGTTATTTGCCTCCAGAGGTTGACCACATCAACAGCAATAGGGCAGACAATCGTCTTGAAAATCTTAGGGCAGCAAACAGAAGTCAAAACCAATGCAATCGCTTTGCGTTGTCAAACAATAAAAGCGGATACCCCGGCGTAAATTGGCACAAACACGCAAAATCTTGGTATGTCCGAGTAATGAAAGACGGGAAAAGTCACATCATCGGCTACTTCAAAGACTTGGAGTTGGCTGGCCTTGTCGCAACCGAAGCACGATCTTTGTATCACGGCTCTTACGCCAAAAACTGAAAGGACTCATCATGACTACCACTTGGACAATCACCCAAACCGACTACGAAGTTTCCAACGGCTTCATCACGACCGCACATTGGACTGCCACAGCAACTGATGGCGACTACACAGCCTCCATCTATTCCACTTGCAGTTTTGCCGCTGCTACACCATCCATCCCCTACGCTGACGTAACCATGCAAGAGGTTTTGAACTGGTGCTGGAACAACGGTGTGGACAAAGATGCCACTGAGTCTGCCTTGGCTGCCAACATTGCCCTGCAAAAGAATCCTGTGACTGCCACTGGCACACCTTGGAGCGCCGCATGACTTTGAACCTTGAAGCCAACGAGTTGCAATTCATCCTGAACGTCTTGGGTGAGTTGCCATCCAAGTCGGGTGCATGGCCCTTGATCGTCAAGATTCAAGAGCAGGCCGCACCACAGGTGAAACCCGCAGAGCCAGAAAACCCGGCAGAGTAATTGAAAGGTTGCAGTATGACCACGGTGGACAAGACAGAAGCCCGGTTGCAGACGCACGAGCAGCTTTGCGCCCTCCGCTACGAGCAGATCAACGCCAGGCTAAAGCGCATCGAGGGCATCATGATGCGCACTGCTGGAGTCATGATTCTGTCAATGGCTGGCACTATATTTTCCGCAGTCTGGATCCTCAAATGAAAGACTGGGCCATCAGCTTCATTGCTGCGGTGGCCCTAGTCGCCTTTGTGGTCTATTGCGTCAAAATCATGGTGTGGGCCTATGTTGGTTGAACTCGCGGCGGCGAACGCAGCATTCCAAGTCATTAAAGAAACTGTCCAAAACGGCGGCGATATCATGGCCGCAGGCCAGAAGCTGTTCGACTTCTTTGACAACAAGAGCGCCATCCAGAAGAAAGCCAGTAGCGGCTCTGACATGGAAGCCTTTGCGGCTCTTGAGCAGATCAAGAACAACGAGGCCGAACTCAAGCGCATGATGGTCTACCACGGCAGGGCTGGGCTGTGGGAGGATTGGCTCAAGTTCCAGAAAGAAGCCAAACACAGACGCGAGGCAGAAGAGAAAGCCGCAGCGCGTAAGAAGGCTGCAAGGGTCGAAAAGGCTTGGATCATTGTTATGTGGTCGGCTGTTTTTGTGGTGGTCTGCGCCCTGACCATCATTGGCCTCTATGTTGTCAATCACCTGAAAGGAAAGTAATGCTGTCACTCATCTCAACCCTTGGGGGTCTGCTGATCTCTGGCTTACCCAAGCTGCTGGAGTTCTTCCAAAACAAAGCCGACCAAGCGCACGAGTTGCGGCTGGCGCAGATGCAGACAGAGCGCGAGTTGCAAATGGCTGCCGCTGGTTTCGCAGCCCAAGCTCATATCGAGGAAATCCGCACTGAGCAAGTCGCTATGCAGACCCAGGCTGAAATGGTGCAGGGCGCTCAAGACCACGACAAGGCAGTGCTGGAAAAGGCATCCAAATGGGTCGCCAACTACATCGGCACAGTGCGCCCCACGGTGACGTACATCTTTGTGGCCGAGCTGGTCGCCATCAACGCCTTCCTGTGCTACTACCTGTGGAGTAATCCTGGCCTGATCACCAGCATGGACGATGTGCTGCGCTATGCCGACATCATTTTCAGCCCTGACGAAATGGCAATGCTTGGCGGAATTATCGGTTTTTGGTTCGGAAGTCGTAATTGGAGCAAGAAGTGAAAACTTCTGAACTAGGCTTAGACTTGATGCACAAGTTCGAGGGCTACCGTAACCGTCCATATTTGTGCCCAGCGCACATTTGGACTTGCGGTTGGGGGACAGTGATATACCAAGAGCAAATCCGCTTGCCGATGCTGCGGGTTGAGGGCAAGGATGTGCCCATGATTCGCAAAGAGATGCCACTGAAACCGGAGGACAACCGTGTCTGGTCCAAAGAAGAACTGGTTGCGATGTTCAAGGCTGATCTCGCAAATTTTGAACGTGGTGTTTTACGACTTGTTCCCGGCTGTGCTGGGCATCAAGGCCGCTTTGACGCTCTGGTATGTCTGGCCTATAACATAGGCTTGGGCAACATCCAACGCAGCACCATCCGCATGAAGGCCAACCGTGGCGACTGGGAAGGCGCAGCCCAAGCCTTCAGAATGTGGACCAAGGGGGGTGGGAAAGTGCTGCCGGGTCTTGTGCGCCGCAGGGAGGCAGAGATTGCTTTGTTCCTGTCTTAAAGGTGGAATAATTGCGCTATGGCCAACATCAAGCAGCAACTGGAAGTCCCCTCAATACCAAGCCTTGGCTTTGCGCCAGAAGGGTATGAACGCAGGCATTTCAGCGAAAACTATGGGTCTTTGAATCTGTACTTTCGCAAGCTGACCAGCGTGCTGGGTGCATTGTTTGGGCCAAAGGGTGGCAAGAATCTGAACAACCCGCATGGGGCGTTTCACGACAGCACCGACCAGGTGGCTGCAAATACGACCACTGCTTACCCTGTTTTTTTTCGCAATACTGACATCTCCAATGGTGTCAGCATTGCAAGCGACTCTCGCATCACTGTGGCGGTGGATGGCATTTGGAACTTGCAGTTTTCTTTGCAGATCAAAAACGTCAGCAATGATGGCCAAGACTTTGACATTTGGTTTCGCAAAAACGGCACAAACATTGCAGACTCCAACAGCAGGTTTCACATCCCAGCCCGAAAATCTGGTGGTGATCCAAGCCACCTGATCGCTGCTTTAAACTTTTTTGTCAGCTTGTCGGCTGGTGATTACGTTGAGGTTGTGGGCTGCGTGACCAGCACAGATGTGAGCCTTGAGGCATTCGCTGCTGGCACAAGCCCCACACGCCCAGCAGTGCCATCGGCAATTGCGACCATGACGTTTGTCTCTAATTTACCAACGGTGTGAATATGTACATCCCCATCAAACTTCCACCAGGCATTTACCGCAACGGCACAGAGTACCAAGCTGCTGGCCGCTGGTATGACGCCAACCTAGTGCGCTGGTACGAGAACACGCTGCGGCCAATTGGCGGCTGGCGCAAACGCTCCAGCGACCAAGTTACTGGCCTGTGCCGAGGATTGATCAACTGGCGCGACAACAACGCCACACGCTGGACAGGCATCGGCACGCATTCGAATCTGTACGCCATGAGCGAGTCAGGCTCAATCAAGGACATCACGCCAACTAGCTTCACGGCTGGCATTGCGGATGCACTTGTGAAGACGGGTTACGGTTACAGCGATTACGGCAAATTTAGCTATGGCGTGGCACGCCCAGACCTTGGTGCGATCACGCCAGCCACCACCTGGAGCATGGACACATGGGGTGAGTATTTGGTGGCCTGCTCCAGCGCCGATGGCAAGCTATACGAGTGGGAGCTTGATTTTGCAACGCCAACGATTGCCGCGCCAATTGCCAACGCGCCAGAAGACAACAGCGCCTTGCTGGTGACTGCCGAGCGCATTCTTTTTGCCCTTGGCGCTGGTGGCAACCCACGCAAGGTGCAGTGGTGCGACCAAGAAGACAACACCCTTTGGACGCCTTCCACCGACAACTTGGCTGGTGACTACGAACTGGCCACGCCTGGCACGCTCTTGGCTGGCAAGCGCGTCAAGGGCATCAACTTGCTGTTTACCGATGTGGATGTCCACACGGCGCAGTATGTGGGCGCTCCATTCGTTTACGGCTTTGAGAAGGCTGGCTCGGGCTGCGGCCTGATTTCGGCGCAGGCAGTGGCTGCCATTGACACTGCGGCCATCTGGATGAGCAAGTCGGGCTTTTGGATTTATGACGGTTACGTCAAGCCACTGCCAAGTGATGTGGGTGATTACATCCTTGGAAACATCAACTACAACCAAGCCAGCAAGATTTACGCTGTTCACAACAGTCAGTATGGTGAAATCTGGTGGTACTACCCCAGCAACAGCAGCAACGAGAATGACAGCTACGTCACCTTCAATTACCGGGAGAACCACTGGAGCGTTGGCACACTGGCGCGTACCGCAGGCACAGACTCTGGGGTGTTCTCACGCCCCATGATGGTGTCGGTGGATGGCTATGTGTATGAGCATGAGGTAGGCTTCTCCTATGACGGTGCGTCAGTCTTTGCCGAGTCTGGACCCGTGCAGATCGGCAACGGGGACAACATCATGAGCGTGCTGCAAGTAATTCCTGACGAGCAGGCGCTAGGCGAGGCTGTGGTGTCATTCACCACCAGAAACTACCCCACAGGCGCTGAGGTCTCATATGGGCCTTATTCGGCTGCCAACCCGACCAGCGTGCGATTTTCTGGCCGCCAGATCAACATGAAGGTGACGGGCGCTGTTTTGGCTGATTGGCGGGTAGGTGTCATGCGCCTTGATGCGGTGGCTGCTGGCAAGCGATGAATGACTTAGAGCAACTGGAGAGGCTGCGCCACCATGTGGAGGCGGCATTAGAATACTCTGGAGGCACACACCATTTCGATGATGTCGTTGAGATGGTTAAGCAGAACAAGTTGCAGCTATGGCCTGCTGTCAATTCTGTGGTGCTCACTGAGATCATTGTCTATCCCAGGCTCAAGAATTTGCATTACTTCTTGGCTGGTGGCGACCTCGATGAACTCTCAAGGATGCGACCGATGATCGAATCCTGGGGCAAATCACTTGGTTGCACCAGGGTGTCATTGGCAGGCCGAAGAGGCTGGGCCAAGACATTTTTGAAAGATGAAGGATACAGCCCACAGTGGACTGTATTGGCAAAGACACTTTAGGAGCAGATGATGGCAACCAGAGCGCAAGTATTGGCAGCGTATGCGGCAAACCCCAAGGCCGAGTTGTTTCCAAGCGAAGCCGCCATCCAGTATTGGCAAGGCGCAGGGCTGGGGTCTTTTGATGCAACCGTGGATGCTGTGCGTGCGGAGAATCCTGCACTGGCTGCGCAGATTGACGCACAGCGCACCGCAGTTAGCACAAACACTGGTGCCACCACGGGCGCTGCCACTGGTGCTGCCACGGGTGCTGCCACTGGTGCCAACACGGGCTTGCTGGATGCTGTAGCCGCTACCAACACGGCGGCGGCATTGGGTGGCAACACAGGGGTGGTTAACACGGGCTTGCTGGATGCTGTGGTGTCCGGCAACACAGCCGCAACAGGCAACACAGGTGTAACCACCACTGCTAACACAGCCGCAACAGACGCGACAGATGACGGGGGGTATTCTGACGCACAAGTAATTGTGTACGGCCCTGACGGCACCATGTATAGCAGTCCCGGCGATGCCAGAGCGGCTGGCGTGACCAACTATACAACTACCCGGCCTGCAGCCACTGGTGCAGCCACTGGTGCAGCCACTGGTGCAGCCACTGGTGC